TAATGTCTGTGCCTGGTATTGTTATGCCACCACCTAACGGAACTTCCACTAAGTTACCGTTGTCATCGTAGCCAAGACCAAAAGGTGCTCCGTAAAAATCATAAGGCAACCCAACGTCATCGCCATAATTGCCTTGACCTCCACTGTCAACATTACCAGTAACTGGATCGACAATCCCTGCTGCGTTCATTCCTGCTGTCAAATCGTCATATGACAAAACATTTGCAGGATCTATATAAAACAAAGGATCGTCACTTTGTATATTGTCAAATCTATCCATATCCACTGTGTTAAAAGCATCAGCAGGAGAATCAGCCATGACACTAACGTCTGGATAACCTGTAGCAACACCAGGAACAAAATATGATTGCGGTGCTCCTGAGCCTAACGCCCTTGCACCTTGTTCTTCTTCAGTGCCCATTAAGTTACCTTGAGATGGATCAAACAACTGTCCAATATCTTGTCCTGCTAACATCAAGTCTTCTACAAAACCAGTTGTATCAACTGGCTTCGTCGCATCTAACATTGGTGAGCTGACTGTTCCGATTTCTCCTACATTGTCGCTACCCATCACGGTAGCAATTGACGGTGGTTCATAACCTGTCATTGCAGTATATGTCTCTGGATCTAAATAGGTGTTTTCCGTTGTATTGCCAACATTAGTGGAAACTAAAACTTTACCATCTTTCATCTGAACAGTGCTTGTTGGAGAGACATTGCCACTTTCTAAAGTTGCTGCTGCTTTTTCAGCTTCAGCACGAGCAGCCATTTCTCTTTCAGCTTGTGCTTTTCGATTGTTTGCGATTAACAAATCCATAATAGTTTGTTCAGATTGTTTCTTTGGCTTTCTGTCTTTTGTATCACCGACTTTTTTTCCGCTTAGACTAACAGCTCCTCCTGGTGCTTGCCTAAGTGTATCAGCCATCTGACCGTAACCTGCAGCTATACTCGTGCCATGACCTGGTGTATGATTGTAAGCAGGAACTCCATTAAAATTTTCTCCAGAACCACCCAACATTCTTAAAACCCCTGCCTCTTGAGGAGTTATGTAACTCAACTCATGAGGTTGACCTTTAATATTTGTCTTTTTTGGTAGTGCTCCGTAATGCATAATTAACCCCTCATAGCTTCAGTGACATTTGATAATGCACCAACATCACCTTGCCCTAATCGTTGTTTAATCTCTTCAACTTTATTCATCAAGTAATTTGTCATTTTTTCAGCTTCAGGGTTTTGTGGTGGTGGCGTTCCCTGTGGTGGAGGTCTGCCCTGTGGCATTCCCTGTGGTGGCATCTGTTGCTTAACAGGACCAAAAGCAGCAGGATTAATTGGTCTGATCGAAGCTAACAAATCATTCGGAGACATTCTTCATCGCCTCCATTTGTATTTCCGCTGCATTTTTCTCACGCTCCATTTGAACTTTCGACGCATTCTTTTCTCGTTCTAACTGCAATTCAGCTTCCAACTTCTGGATCTTAGCTTGCAAATCAGCTCTTGCCTTCGCTGCTTCGATCTCCATATCCTGTTTTGCCTCAGCTTGCTTGATTTGAATTTGTGATTGAGCCTTTGCCTGATCCGCTTGTATTTGAGCTTGCGTTCTCGCTTTCAGAGCTTCTGTCTCTAATTGAGCTAACTGTTGAGCATACTGTAATGGGTTTTCTTGCTGTTGTTGCTGTTGTTGAGCTGTAATAGCAGCAATCTGTTTCATCTGCGGAGCTTGCTGTACAACTTGAGCTGCTCTCTGACTAATTAAGTTATCAAGCTGTGGATTGATATCCTTCAAATCAGGTCTTTCGCTATTAAAATCTGGAACTGGCGGTAGTGGTACACCGACACTTGCCTCCATCCGATTACGATATAACAACGCAATGTGTTCAGCTATGTGAGCAATAAGAATAGGTTGTAGCTGTTGAGCACCAGGATTTCCACCCAATGATGGATCTTGAATAAACTGCATGTGAACGGCAACGTGCGAATCATGGTCCTGATCAACAAAAGCTTTTATTGGCTTGCCATACATAACCGCCATGTTTTCATCAATCGGGTCCATCCGAACCGCCTCTTCAGGTTTCTTCAGGATTTCGTCAATATTCGGTATTCGTATCGCCTCATACATTCTTTTGTACGCTTCGTAAATATCGTGCAACTGTGGAGCTGACTGAGCCATTTGCAAAACAGACTGAGCCTGAGCAATCCTCTGAGCCGTGCTAAATATATTCGGATCACTGACAGGAACAATATCAATGCGTTCATCAAAGTCACGAGCGTAAACAATTTCCGTGCTACCAGACAACGAAAACTCAAATTCATCAGGCAAATTTTCTGCATTCAAATCAGCAAGTAATTTAAATTCCTGACCCTGAGCGTAGTGCAATCTCTTGTGAATTGCTGAGAAAGCTTTACTGCCCTGCTCAATTAACGCAACTGTCGAACCAACTGGAGCATTTGGATTTACGTCACCGACATTTAAATCAGCGGTACTGGCAAATCTCTGCCCTGCATCCACAATCAAACCTAGCAGATTAAACAACGCACCACTAGGTTCTTTAAACGGAAGTGGCATAATAGCCTTGTTAACATCATCCACCGTGGCATCAAGATCAACAAACTCACCAGGATTGACCTGCACTTCACCACCAGAAACTCTACCCCTTAATTTAAAGCCACCTTGCATATTCGCAAAAGCAGCCGAATCAAGTAACGCCCTCAAAGATCCAGTCGCTGCTTTGCCCAAACCACCAATCAGGTGATACAATCCAAAGCCATAAAAACCAAGACCAGGTAAGAACTTGTAGGAAACAAACCAATCCCTTCTTACTTTACGCTCGTCATCTTGATTCCAGTTTCTGCGAATGCTGACAATCTTTTCGTTGTCGTGATCAATCGTCACAACGTAAGGGACAGCCACAGCGTTGTCATCATCAATATCATCGTCAATACCGTCAAACAATTCATAGACATGCATTTCCAGTAATGTGATCACATCATCCTGAGCGTCATCACCGTAGGTATCGATCCCTTCGATCTCTCCAATAATATCTTCTGAGGTGCTTGCCTCATCTCCTGCATCTGTTGTCGGTAAATAATAACCTGACTGAACGTATCGATTGTAGTCGTTCTTTGGCATTTTAATGACATGCGTATATCGTGGAGATGTATATAAGTCTTTACTTTCAGGAGCGACAACAAAATCCTCAGCCTTTACAAACTGGGAACACTGCCTTTCCATGTTACTATCCCACCAGACTTTTTTAAACGTCTGACCAACCAGAGGTAGATGAAACAACATCTGATCCAAGTCAGGAAAGTATTCTGGCATTTCCTGCGTAATTTGGTAATTCATAAACTCTCGAACCCTGCGTGCCTGTTCTTCAAGCTCCTCACTGGGATCTCCGACAATTACCGTCTTAACAGGTCCACCTGACGGATATAATTCTGCAATAGCTCTGGCATTAAACTGCGTGGCAGCTTCGGCAATCATAGGATGCACAACTGTCGATAGACCTCGAATAGCACGCTCCTCTTCTGATTCTTCCATTCCACCGTCAGGCTCTAAGGTCTGCAAACCTTTTTTATATCGCTCCTCCCACTCAGAACGAGCTTCACGGTCACTGTTATAGGCAGACACCAAAGTCGATGCCTTGTTGTTTAATTCTTTTGACGAAAGTTCTTCGGCTAGGTTGTTGTCAAACTGGTCATCTTTTTCAGAAACGTCATCAAGAGCAGGGTCACCAATTAATACGTCATCTCCAATTTCTTCAACAAGCAAATCATCAGGTGGAGCACCTTCTGTAAACGGAATTGTATCTTGCTGAAGAGATATCGGTTTTCTAGCCATAGAGCGTTATCCTTCTTTTTTCAGGTTCTTCATCGTCCTCATAGTCAGTCGAGTGACCAACGAACCAACCTTTTCTCAATCTTAACCATGCCTGAGTACATGTGTCAACGATGTCATCATTATCCGTGGCAGGAAAACTTGCACAGATATCGATCAAGTCCTTACACCATTTCTTTGACGATGGATAGTAAATTCTGCCATCTTCGAGTAATGCAGAGCTTGCATGTGCCCTTGCTTCCTTATCTCTGTCAGGCATATATTCAATTACTGGTATCCCTGCAATGCGTAAATCCTGCAGGAGAGATTGACCAGAAGCCTTTTTTTCTATCAACACGGCATCAGGTTCGTAGTCGTAATATGCCTCCTGAGCAATCTTTCTTAACTCAGGGTAACTGACACGATCATACCACATATCCAATACAATCGCACATGTCATACCTTTGTGCTTGAATACACCCCAAGTTGTTCTGGCAGAATAGGATGTCTTTTCTTTTGTGCTGAATGCCGTATCCCACGACTGAAGCACATATTCAATATCAGGAAGATCCTCACTTTCCCAAGGAACCCACCACTCAGCTCTTAATATACCGCCACCTTTTGGCATAGGACGTTGTTGTAATTGTCCTGCTGATGCATAACTACCCAGACTTTTTTCCAAGGAAGTCAAAGTTTTTTCATCAATTCTGTTGGGCCAGAGAAGCTCACCTTCTTTTGTTCGAGGATCAGTAAAGCCAAGAAATGACCGTGTCGGTGTTGGATGTCCTATTTCATACTTGGCAGGAAGGCAGAGGTGGTTCCACTCATCGTCAAGTTCATTTGCTAATATGTGCCCAGTTAAGTCTCTTTCATGCACACGCTGCATAATAATTATAAACGCACCAGTCTTAGGATCGTTCAAACGAGTTTGCATAGCCTGATCCCACCACTCAAGTACACCTTCACGGACAGCGGAAGATTCGCTTTCCCTGACATTGTGCGGATCGTCAATAACTATAATATCACCACCTTCACCAGTTAAAGCACCATCAACTGACGTAGCTATTCTGGCTCCAGTCTTATCGTTTTCAAATCTCTGCTTTTGGTTTTGATCAGAAGTTAATTTGAATGTATCCTCGAAGTGAGCTTTATACCAACGGCTATCAAGTAACCTTCGGCATTTAACACTGTCACGGATCGACAGAGAACTGGCATAGGAAGCATACAGGAACTTCTTGTCAGGTTGCCTAGTCCAAGTCCAAGCAGGAAGGCAAACGGCAACAGAGATTGATTTCATGTGGCGTGGAGGTACGTTTATAATCAGACGTTTGATGTTACCTTCCACCACCGCCTGAAGATGTTCAGAGATTGCATCGATATGCCAGTTGTTCTGAAATTCAACACCAGGTTCAATAGAACCCCAACTAGCTTTCGTAAACTCCATCAATGATCTTCGGTACTTCTCTGCCCTCACCTGTTCGAGTGATAGATTGCTCAAGAACTGATTCAAGTTGTTTAAGTGATTCATTGTCTATCCCAGTTAGATCGATGACATGTCTATTTTCCACAGTGGTAGTTGTCTCCTGTTTATCAACCCACCCTGCACGGTTCTTTAAATAAAAAATCATAGCCGTATTATCTTTATCAACAGTGGCTTTTTCATAGAGGGCATTTGTCACATTAGCTATGCCAGTTCCTCTACCTCTTTTTAACGCCTCCGCAAACTCCGCATTTTCAGCCTGTCTTTCATAGAATGTTGTTTCGGAAATACCAAGCACCATTGCTATTTGTTCTGCTGTTAAACCCTTGGCAGCATAGTCTTCTGCCTTTTTAATAATAGCTTCTGTGATCTCGAATTTAGGTCTACCAACCTTACGTTTTGTCTTTGTCATTTTCCTACCTTTATTTTCAGTGGTGAACTGTAATGAAACAGTAACTCATAATAAAACAAAAATAAACCCCACGAGTTACGAGAACAAGTGGGGCAGTTTCTGGGAGGAAACATAGAGTCACAATGATTCGAGGCAACGTGACTATCCCCAGACTGTAACAACAAAAACAAAAAAGCAATAGAAACCTGCGAACAAACAGACAACACCAATAATATCTCCAATCCAATTTTTCATCTTTTCTTTTTCCTCACATATCTACGTTTTGGCTTTTCGCACCCTCTTGTTTTGATATCTTGCCTTTCATATTTAGCAGGGATATTCAAACGAGTGAGCCAGTCATCTGCATCTTTATCTAAGACAAAAAGCTCATCTCCAAATGGCATTAAGTTAAATCTGCACCACCACTTTTGTCTGTAAGTTTTTTTATCTTCCTTCAATTCTATCATGGACACAACTCTTACTTTTTCTCCTCTGCTTTCATCAAGGCTTCCTCAGCACGCTCATGTAATCTTAACTCACTCTTATCGTTACCAAATTCAGCATTATCTAAAACATCATAACCATAAGAATCCATT